AATTTCTCATTAGACAATAATGCTGTACGGGTTTCTATGCCCATCGCCATGGTAGATGAAGAAAGGCGCATTGTAAGCGGCTTTGCATCTCTTGATAATCTAGATCGTCAAGGCGATATTGTAACAAAGGAAGCATCAGTCAATGCTTTTAATAACTTTGCAGGCAATATCCGTGAGCAGCATGACGCAAAGAAAGCGGTAGGCAGAATGGTAGACTTCAAGGAAGATACCTATTTTGACTCAAGTTCAAACAAGATGTACGCAGGAGTTTATGTATCTGCATATATTTCAAAGGGTGCTCAAGACACTTGGGAAAAGGTGCTTGACGGAACCCTCACAGGATTTTCTATTGCAGGTGATATTGATGTTGAGGACACTATGTATGATGGTGACCTTGAAAAGAGCGTCCGTGTTATTAAAGAGTTTACTCTAAGTGAGTTGTCTCTTGTGGATGTTCCAGCAAATCAGTTTGCTAACGTTCTATCTATTCAGAAGAACGGCGATGTAACGGGTATGCTTGCTAAGGCACTAATCGAAAATGTGTACTATTGCGGTCACGATGATGTGGTTCAACTATCATCTACCGTAAAGTCAGCCTGCCCTCGCTGTAGCGAAGCAATGGAAAACATCGGCTTTGTTGAATCTAACGACCCCGACAAGGCACAGATGGTTAAGGGCATTCTAACCACAGTCAGGAAAAATAAGGAGGTAGAGAATATGTCCGAAAATACAGAAGCCACTCCTGAGACCCCTGAGGCAGTCGAAGAAACCGTTGAAGAAGCGGTAGAGACTGTTGAAGAAGTGAAGGCAGAAGTTGAAGAGGCCGTAGAGGAAGCCAAGGAAGTTGTAGAGGAAGCAAAAGACGAGGCAACCGAAGAGCAGGCCGAAGAGATTGAAACAGTAGAGATGAAAATCGAGGCATTGACTACAGCGGTAGCCGATATCTCAACACAGATTCTTGAAATCAAGGCTCTTGCTGATGCAGTTACAAAGGTTTATTCACAGGTATCTGAGGTCTCCAAGGCGGTCGCTACACTTAATAGCGAGTTTGTCACCCTCAGGGCACAAGATCAAGAGTTTGGAAAGCGTGTTGATGCAGTAGAAAAAGAAACCGCATTCCGAAAGTCTGCTGATTTTGGAGAGATCATGCAGTCTCAGCCAGAGATGACTGAGAAATCACTATGGGACGGTCGTTTCCTCAAGAAGTCCGACCTATTCTAAATTACAGGAAAAAAAATGGAGGTGAATAGAATTATGTCAGACGAAATTACACAGACAGAAGAAGAGTTTGCAGATGTAAGTTTGGAGAAGGCAGCAGGCCCAGCAGGTACACAAACCGCTGGTGTTTCTGACCGTCAGGGTGATGCCCCCGCAGTTGGCCCAATCGCTAACGCAACAGGTAACCCAGGTGTTGATGGGGTAAACCCAGGCACTCCTCTTTCTTCACACGCTTCTGGTTACATCGGTGTTGGTGGCGTTGGTCAGCAGAATGACGGCGAAGCACTCAACTACGGTAACATGGGACAGGCCCTAAACCCTATGACAGGTCAGGGCACCTCACCACTAGATATCAATCCATCAGGACAGATCGGTGGTGGTGTTCTCAATCCAGAGCAGGCTCGCCAGTTCATTGATTACGTTTGGGACGGAACCGTTCTCGCAAAGGACGGTCGTCGCATCACAATGCGTGCAAACACCGTTGAACTAGAGAAGATCAACGTTGGTCAACGAGTTCTCCGTGCCGCAGCACAGGCTGATGGTTCATACGAGAACGCAGGAGCAACATTCACTAAGGTAGACCTTTCTACCAAGAAGTTGCGTCTTGACTGGGAGGTTTCAACTGAGGCACTTGAAGATAACATCGAAGGTGCAGCACTAGAAGATCACCTAGTACGTTTGATGACAGCAGCATTTGCTAATGACATTGAGGATCTAGCCATTAATGGTGATCTAAGCAAGACTACAGATCCATTCTTGGGTATCATGGACGGTTTCCATGTACAGGTGCAGAACAAGGCTCACGCCGCAGTTCCACCAGTATTCGCAACCGCCGCTGGCACCGCAGGTGCCGCAGATACACTAGATCAGTACGCACAGCCAGTAGGTGACTGGGATCGTTTCATCAATGAGGGTGGAGCACAAGATCCAGTTACAGTTGCCGCAGGCGACCCAACATGGGACACCGAGGTTATGCAGGAGATCATCCTAGCAATGCCTCGTAAGTACCGTGCAATCAAGAGTGGTCTACGTTTCTACGCAGGTAGCGATACCTTTGCTAAGATCGTAGCCGCTAATGGCACAGGAACCAACACAGGAAACTGGCCTGCTTCCTACGAGTATGCAAACGCATACCTCAATGGAAACGCCCAGGAGTTCGGTGGGCCACAGGCTACCCGAGTTCTTGGTGTGCCCGTTCTTGAGGTACCTTACTTCCCAGAAGATTACGTTGAACTAACATTCCCACAGAACCGTATCTGGGGAATCCAGCGTGATATCACGGTCAACCGTGAGTACCAGAACAAGAAGGACACAATTGAATACACAGTATTCATGCGGTTCGGTATTGCCTGGGAAGAGTTGGATGCAGTTGCATACACCGAGTACACAGAAACAACACCATAATTCATATGGGCTAT